TCCACCAGCAAAAGCAGCATTTTCAAATCCACCAGCTAATCTAGGATCAAATTTATTACCAGTACCAATTTTACCTTCTAATTGAGAAGCTTGTCTAAGTGTTGATTCGTATTGTCTAGCTTTAGTATTCAGTGCCTCATAACTACCAACTAATTTATTAATATTACCACTCAAATTCCCAGACCATTTTTGAGTTTCTAAACCATATTTATTAGTATCTCTGATCTTAAAATTTAACCTATCATAAGAGATAGTTGTTTGACTAATACTATTATTTAGTTGAGAAGACCATTTTGTATTCTGTTGCCCAGCGATGTTCATTTGCTTAGCAGAAGCCTCTATCTTTTTCAAAGACGCATTGACCTGCTGAGTACCCGATTTGGTCTCATCAACAGTTTTGATTTTTAATTCTATGTTTTTCGATATCGCCATTTAATTATTCCCTAGAGCTTTTGCTTCCGTTTCGCTTTTCATTGCCTTATCTTCAATTTTCCAGTACTGGATGGCTTGTAACGCCTTCCAATTCTGGTCGACTACACCCCCAGCATTTGGTAAGAAGCCGTCAGAAGCCCATCTAGCGGCCGTACAAAGCATTGCTATGTCTTGGTCTAGATATTTGTCCATTGCAGTATTTAAAATTAAGAATCCATCATTACAAACTAAATGATTTGTTTCTATTTTTTCTATAGGTAGTTGATTAATCAGGTCTTCATATTTAGCGTGAGTTCTTGATACAAAAATCGTTTCAGTTTTTCTTTCGATTAAATCGCAGGATTTCCCTCTACAAATAGGACACTCAATTCTTACTCCGATGTCTTCGCTTCCAATTCTGGAGTAGATACTAGCGATTGCGATGCTGATTTTTTTTTATCTACCTCACTTAATATAGATTCATCTAAGAAACTATTCTTAATTTGAATTATATCTAAGGCTGTTAATTTGTCTAATACTTCGTCCTTATTCGTTAAGAAAGGGAAGAACGTATCTTCAATCTTTTGATAATAGGCTTCTTCATCGTTCATAGTTTCAAGTACTTTCTTTTCTTTGAGAACTTGCTTGAATTCTTTGTATGTAGGATAGCGACAAACTAATCTTAACTTGTCACCGCTTTTCTGAACGATTTCTATATTGAATGTATCTGAGTTATCTGTTGGAATTGACATTTATGTCTCCTTAAAATGTGGTTAATCGACTGAGGTTAGTTATTGAGCTAATTCGTGTATTACTATTATTACAAATATTCCCAATGCAAGTGTGCCAGTTCCTATAGTAGCGTCGATGTCAACTTCTAAAACGTCATTTTGGGAAAGCGAGGCTACCGAAACAGTTCCGGTTATCAAAGCGTAGTTTGCATCAGCAGAATCTATATTCATTGGAGAAGATAATACTGTAGTTGAGTTCTTAAGGACATCTACATCACATATTGAATCGCCAATCGATTTAGTAACTGCACCAGCTTTAATGCTGATAATATTACCAGTCAAGCCGGTGACAACAAATATTGGATTTCTAGAATCTGCCGCTGTAACTGCTGAACCTTGAGCATATAGAATTTTATGCTGATGTTCTAATTTCTCAGCTTGAATTCCAGCTAAGGCTAATATAGAAGCATTAGATACGCTTCCTGCTGGTATTGACATTGTTGAACTAGCTATATTGCCGTTTATATAAAAATCCCCGTCAAGTCTACTTGCCATTTTATTATATTCCTATTAAATGTTATTAAATCCAAAGATATGATCGTCACTAGTTATTTCGCTAATTTAATCTAAGCCAACAAAAAAAGCCTGCAATCTTTTGGATAGCAGACTTCATTTGTAATATATTCTGTAGTGAATATTTAGGTTTGTGGGAAGCTTATTTCAAGTTCGGTGTCTATACCAACACTTAAATCAGCGTTCAACGAAAAACTCGCTGTAAGACTATTTAACCCTTGACGAGAACTTTCTTGAAGCGTGTTCCATTGTAGTTTAGGGGCTGTAATAAGTATTTTATTATATTGAACAGTTCCCACACTAATCGAAAGTGCCTGTTCTGTATGATTTTTTAGCTGAAGAAAATAATTGTTAGTTGCCACTAGTTCCATTTCTGGGTCCGCCTGTCCACTAAAATTGCGATTAACAATAATAGAACTAATGTATGCCTCATCATTAGCAATGGTTGGGCGTAATTGTACGTCATTATTAGTACCTATATTAAACGTACTAAGTACTGGAGTAAATGAACCTAATGTGAACGTACCACTTGCAACCCTGGGCGGAACTAAAGTACTCCACGTCTGGCCAGTTGGAGAACTAACGTCTGAAACTCCGTCTTCTACACCAGTAAAAGTGAAATCTAATCTGATGGGCCTCCCGTGCTCAAATACAAAGTCGACATTGCCTCTGCAGCCTCTTGCTTTTGTGACGGTACCGTCTTTATAGATTGCCATTGAAAGTGAAGTATGATCGTCCTGGAACGAACTCGGATTGAATTTAAAGCTGGCAGTAGTTTCTTTTAAACCACAAGCTTCTAAAAATAGAGTAGCATATGCGGGGATTCCAGCACTGCCATTACCAGTCATATAAATCGAAAATGTGATTACTACGCTTCTAGGTCCGTGGACGCTGGTTAAATTACTTAGCGATCCATTTAATTGTCTAGTTACAAAATCTATGTTAGTTTGTACGTTCGTATTAAATACGTGAAACTGTGAATCAACTGCCGCGGTGGAAACAGCTGTTCCCACTGTTGATTCAACTTTTGCAGCTAATAAATTCATTCGTTGTACTGTAGCCATAATTTTAATTCCTATTTAGTTCGTGTTCAATACTATATTTCGCTTATTATTTTTGTTCGCAAAATTTGCTTTTATCCTGTAATATATGGATCATTTCTAAACACCCGGAAATCTACATCAAATTCTATAGAGATACCCTCGAAACTCCCCTCTGCATCCATGAAAGATTCAAAGCCGTTAACGAAAGTGTCAAAGGCTAGGTGAGGCACTCCACGCTGTGCGTCTGTCATTAGCAGCTTTGTAATGTCTGCAAATATATTAGCTTTTGAACTATCTACTGTAGTAGTTAAATCTTCTGAAAAGAATAAATATATTTCTATTTCATATGAAGCAATCCAACGTTGGAGTTGATTTGAAACGTCTTGTTCTGCTGTTTCTTGTAATTGTGTAAGAAATAATACTCCAGTATCTGGTAATGGATCGCGTCCCTTTCTTAGGGGCCTGCTAAATAATATATTTGCAGAATACCCATTAGCGATAGACATTTCATTTAGCGTAGTCAGTAAATTCTGCGATATTTTCTCTAGAATAGAGTCAGCCATTTATTAGTTCTCCGTCATTAACTTTTCTAAGGACTTATCGAATTCTTTGTTTAATATTTCTTCGTGTTCTGCATTATTCTCTAAATGATTCTCGAAGAATGAAAGCCTCTTCTTTTGTTTTATAGAACTTTTAAGTACGCCTACTGGTACTTTTAATTCACTATCAAAGATTATTATATTACCTTTTTTTGATTTGAAGGTTATAAACTTTCCTGATTTAAAAGCTGCTTTCATAACCATTCGTGAAGTCTTTTGAAAGAATATAGGCATTAACTTCTGCTTAGCAGATACCGTACCACCTGTTTGAAATATAGCTGCACCAGGGAATCCAGACCACATGCTAAGTTCTAAATCATTTAAATTTCTACCGTATAACTTTCTTTTGAATGTTTTCTTTAGAATCTTTGTCTCTTTAAATTCTTTGAGACCTTCTTTTTTCATACGATTAGTATCAACCTTACCAATTCCTCGAAGACTTCTTTTAGTTGCGTTAATTATTTCTCTGTTCAGCTTTTTTTCAAGATGCTTAATTTCTTTAGTTAGAGATTTGAAATCTATTTTTAATGACATTTATTTAACCTGTACTGTATACATAGCCGAATTTTCTATTAATATATTAACTAGCCCAGCTTCCGACGTAGAGGCATCATCTAATCTCTTCTTTAATATTATTTTATCTCTGCCAGTATCTAAATCTGGATAGTCTGATCTGCTGAATGATGCTTTTAATCCTTCAGTAATATTAAGTCTTCCGTTAACTTTTGAAACTCCCTGCCTAACAATAACTGCATTCAACGTTGTATCTAAATATCCACCAGTGAATTGAATTGTAGCAGGCCCAGTCCAATCAGAAGAACTACTAGCTATAGAGATGCCCGTAATAGCTCCCCCTGTTAATGTAATGACATCTAGAACTAAACTAGTACCAGTACCACTAACGCTATAGGAAGGCGTGGCACCGTATCCTTCGCCTGCTGTGTCGATCGTAATACTAGTTATCTCACCAGCGACTTGATTACCCGATGCACGGGCAATAATCTTTGGATATCTACGAATTACTACCGATTCAGCTAGTTCATAAGCGTTGAACATTCCGTGTTTAAAATCATTAACTGAAATTTCATCTCTAAATATTGACAATTTAATTTATTTCCATGTATTGTTTTAGAAGCCCTTCACATACAATTTCTCGCTTCCATCTATTATTTATTCTGCTGCTATCTATATTATCTGCACAGTCAACACCACCTACTTTATCATCGCCATAAATATTTACTACAGAAGCTTTTAATTCTTTATGTACGAAATATTTAGCAGCTACTATTGAAAACTCAGTTGGTTTATATTGGTAGGGTATATCTCCGTAGGCTGTCTTAATATACGGTACTCCGAGGTTGTCTAGCTTCCTGCAAGCGTTACCGCAAGTGACTATTTGAGGCATGCCTTTAACAAAAGGACTTATTAATTCGTAGCCTTCAAAATCTAGTACTACCCAGTAGTCACACTCGAATAGCATTACCGACCTATTTACTCCAACGGTAATAGCCCCGCATGGACGGTATTCTTTAGCTGATGGACCTGCACTAATAATATCTACAATCATATTTATTTTAGCCCAAAAAAGAAAAAAGGCGGAATAAGCTGCTAATCAGGTTATGTCCGCCTTGCTTCTTTTAATTTTCTTTTAGGGAGTTCCTAAATCTTATGCTGTAGCGTGAGTGAGCCTGAAAATCTTGGTATAATCGCCTAGGGCTAGAGACCTCATCTGACTGCAGCCAACCTGAACAGCGTTTGTTTGGAAAGCGAGCGAATCATTATTTCCTGTACCAGTTAATTCAAATCGGACGTTAGATTCTGAATGCAGGATAAATGCTTTATTCGCCATATCTTCTACCGCAAAGTATACCTTTGTGGTTCCAGCACTTAGAGCATTATCAAGTACTACGTCAATTACATATCCGCTGCGAATTAATCCGTCTACTGGACTTGTTGAACCGCTACTCAAATTCTGACGCATAATCGCACTTCTATATGCTCCGGCCATTTTGGCCGTACCGCAAATTATTAAAAAGCGTTTAGCACTGGAATTAATAGCGACGTTCGCATCATTTACGATTACCGAATTAATATAAATTAACGTTTCGTTTATAATATCACCAGCCTCTTCCGCAGAAGGCTGAGTATTTAAAACTATGCTAGCAGAAGCAATCTCTGTGCTAGTAAGATCGTTTACCTGAGTAGTATTTATAATAGGATGAGTACCGAATAAATTGACCCCGTCGTACCAAGTAGGATTGGCTATTAGAGTTTGGGCGACTAATTTGCTCCAGTGGTCAGCCATATAATTGCCCATCTGTCTGCTTTCATCAGCAAATAGATTGGCTTCATTTCTTTCCCAAGTTTCTCTAGGGATTGAAAAGTTCGTTTCGTATAGCTCGTTCTGAACTTCGAGTTTGAAGTCTTTTAAAGGCTTAGTAGAACGATTACCAACCCATTTTTCAACCGGCTTACTGGAACCAATAGCTATTGCTCTTAGAGAACTAGCCGAGGTATTTTCAAGTAATCTAGAGATTCTCACTCCATAGGTACTTTCCTTACCTAACTTATATTGATTAGTGAAGGCCGCCTGTAAGAGTATTGAATGATTGAATTTAGACATATTATTTTTTCCTGTGTGTTATATGTTTGTTAATTATACGCGAAGAGTGTCAGACTGTAAAAATACCCAGCAAGTTGTCCCACTGATCCATTCCTGCACGATACCTACTTTAATATTCGATGTGCTAGACAAAGTATAAGCATTATCATCACCAGCTAAGTATACACTGGCACCGATATCGTTATCATCATCAACGCCTGTTACTTCCAATTTAAATACGCCTTCGAGTATAACATCTATGTTAACATCATCAGCAGTAGTAGCTTTAGCTTTGGCAATACCAATGAATTTCGTCTGCCCGTTATCACCATTTAATGCATCGCCCGATGAGTTCGTGCATACATAGCCACCTTCATAGATAATTATAGAAGCTGCGAGAGGTAGGTTTACGATCTTTTCGACGCCGACCATCTTGTATTCGCGGGGAGTGTTTTTAGTTAAATCAGCCATTTTATTATATTCCTATTGTAAATTAGTTCTTATTCTCAGATTTGTAAAAGTCGGCAAGGGCAATTGCATCAGCTTCACTGTCACAGTACGGAAGCAATTTAGAGACCATATCTTTATCGTTATTCTTATTATAAGTTTTAAGATTAGAAATTACTAATTTGGATTCAGCCTTTTCTATGACTTGCTCGATTGTATATTTTTTAGAAATGGCTTCTAAAACCAAATCCTTATCATTTCCGGAAGCTAGCATATACGAATCTATTAAACTTAAACTAGCAGTAATTTCCGGTTCGTCTTCTTCGTCTTCATCTTCTTTATCATCTTCCTCAGCGACCGGTTCAGCGACATTCTTCATATCTTCAATTTGCTTTTTTAAGTCTTCAATTATTTTCTTAAGTTCTTCAACTTCGGAACCATTGTCTTCGACTACTTCTACTACTTCTGCTTTTAATACTTCTGCTACTTCTGCTACTTCTGCTTCCATTGGTTCTTTCTTCATTTCGATTGTTCCCGCGACGAAATCAGTATATTTAACTAGTCCGTCTATTAGTTTATAATCAATAGCTTCTTCGGCGATATAAGAATCTCCGTCTTTTATATTTTTTATTTCTTCATCGTTCATATTTCGTCCTTGTTTTACATAGCTTGCAAATAAATCGGCAAAGTACGTGACCTTGCTTTGAATAGAACTAATGTCTTCATTAGTAATTTCGCTTCCAGGGTTTAATCTCCCCTTTTTTATTCCGCTAGCAATTACTATATTTTTAATACCTGCTATTTCATCCTGCTTACTGGTATCTTGTAATGCCTTTAAAACACCTATGCTTCCAACGATACTGCCTTGCTCGGCATATATAATATTGCACTGGCTAGCTATTAAATAAGCCGCTGAGCAGCCACAACCACTAATAAAAGCTGAAGTGTGTTTAATGCTGTCTTTGATTAAATCAGCGGTGTCAAATAATCCATCTACTTGCCCACCAGGACTATCAATGTAAATGGCTATTTCGTCTATTGACTTAGAGGCTTCTAGTTCAACTATCGATTGTCTGATAGACAGATAGCTGTCAGTACCTTTAGCTTCTAGTGTACCATATTTTGATAGCGACCCAAGGACATAAATGATACCTTTCTTATTTACTATCTTATGCATTATTTATTTCCTCATCTTTATCTACCTGTGTCATGCTGGAATGGTTTAATTTAATTCCTTGTAACTTTACTTGCTCTTCTTTAAGTTTTTGTATATGTTCGTCAAGATATATACCGCGTGCTGCGAGTATATTCTCAAATGTTTCTAGACCGGTTTCTAAGGCTAATGATTCAGCTTGATAATCAGCTTGCTTGTCATACGATTTAAATCCTGAACCTCTAATAGTTACTTCTACGTCCATTCCAATTTTCCAGTTCCACAGCTTGAGAATTAGATAGTCGCCAAAGAATCTCTGCCATTTTCTGTAAGTATCTCTTGCAATTTCAATACTTAATTTTGACGCTGAAAAGTTAAGTTTCTGCACTTGCCCTAAACTGGCAGTAGTTAATCCTACAGCCATACATATCTGATCTAGTATATTGTTCTGAAAAACGTCATAGTTACCGATTGGTTGCTCAGCCTTAATTTGTTCTATTTTACTACCTTCCGGCATATAACTCATGGTAGGACTAGTTAAAGAAACTTGACCTGCTGCGTAGTTTTCGAATCCTGCCACGTCCGGACTAGTTATAATTAAGGACATCGATGCAGCTATTCTAGCTCCGAGAACGGCCGCCGTTGTATACTGATATATAGACTCCAATAAGTCTGCTATTTGTGCGAGCATCGGCTCCCCTCTTATTTGAGAAGGAAGAACTTTATTGGCTATGAAGATACATTCATCCGCTGGTATTCTTATACTTTTGCCACCAGCAGTATTAATATGAAAAAATGTTGGATTAGATGTTAAGTCGTCTATTTCAACGCCATCTATAACTGTATGACCTTCAAACGTCTCCGATAAAGACCCTATTCTTTGAGGATCAATTAAAATTATTTTTCCTTCTCTTTTTATTAATAATACGTCTCCAAAGATAAAGAACCAACGAACTACAGTTGATAAGAAATCTTCCCAGCTTAGCTGTGATTCATTACTATCTTTGGTCCATAAATAGAATTTATCTTCTGCTTCTAAATTATTGCTCTTGAATACAAACCCGCTACCAACTATATTAGTAACGAGATTATTTATCAAGGGTCGATAAACGGGATCATTGGAAAAGAATAGTTTGCTTCTTTCTCTAAGAGAGGCGGAATCGTATCCTAATTCGTAGGAATCTCTATTGTCACCCTGTTTATAGAGCGAAGACCAAGGGGAGTTATTATTACCTTGCAACGCCTGAGTATATACTTGAAGCTTAAATTCTTGCTTTGCTTCTTCTAATTTTTTAGCTGTGGTTTTTTGATTTGCCATTTATTTAGGGTTCCTAGATTGATTGAAGCCTATAGGTATAAATTTGGGGAATGTATTACCAGCAGCTTTATCTTCATAATATTTCAACATCTTAGACAGCTTATCTACATCTGTTCTTGTGAACGATTGACCATCAATAGAATAGCTTTGTCCACCTAGAAGCAATTGAGAAATTGCGTGTTTTAATAGGATAACCATTTGACTGTCGGATGGAGTCTCTAGAGAGGTATAGTCGATTGCCATAATATATGTTCCGTTTATAATGGGTACCACTCAATATTTCGCTTTCTAATTAGAAACGCCTTATATTAGTCCCTACTAGATTAACTGGAGCGATGATTCTCTTAGGTTTTGGAGCCGTGTATTGAGAAGAATTAGTGGTAGAACTGAGATAGTCATAGGCAAACATTGCATATACGAAGCAATCTAACTGGTGATTCTTATCTTTGACAACCTCTTCGTATCTCCATTTAACCTTTGCCCCAACCATATATGAAATCTTCTTTTCCGCTGCTATAGATCGATACCAATAATCGTCTATATTAATAAATGTGGTGACTTTTCCGTTTTCAAGCCAACTATACAATTTATCTTTATAAAAGATAGTGTCAATCGTATATGCTTTCGCTCGATAATCTGCTGTTGCAGTTTTTTTAAACGGTGGATAGAATTCGTTATTGCCACCTAATACACAAATTATTCTTTCGTCTTGACTTGCAAATTGATAGATATCTGAAGTTCTATGACCTCTCGCGTCTATGGCTAGTATTTGAGGAACTTTCCCACCAAAATCTTTGAATACAGCTTCCTTTAATGTCTGTTGATCTTGAGCAACTCCGTAATCTACAATATGTGCTGAAGATATGCCAATCTGCCAAATACTCCAGTGAAAGCTATTATCTTGAGTGTCAGCAGAAGCGACTAGAAAGCCTTCTAATGGTGTCATTTCCCTACGGGTCGTGGTAGCATTACAGTATTGTTGTATGTCGTTAGATGTGATCTCACGGCTTATATGTTTGAACGGTAAGCCTTCCCATGCATTGGTAAAGTTCCTTATCTTGTTAGGATCACCAATTGATCTTTGAAATTCAACCGCATGAGCAACTAACGTACCCCACGGGGTCATTAATCTATTTATTTGGAATGCTTTACGTTGAGCGTACTCATTCTCTTCGCCTACTATTTCTCCATTAGCAGTAATCCACTGATTCAGGGCTAGCCAAATTCCATACTCTAATGATCTGATTCTCATTTCCTCTGTTATTTTACCTAGACATTTAGGACATTCTAAATGAACACAATCATTTTCAAGTATAAATCTTTCGCGTCTTATAGCTGTGTCTTTCCATTCTTCAGGTATATTCCACTTGATAAGCTTCGTTTCGGGCTTGTAGTAGTTATTGCAATGAGGACACGGAATGTGATAATAGTATTGCTCGCCAGCCGAATCAAACAGCTTTGAAATGTTATCTTCGCTGTGTGTTGGAGTTGTTCCGTACAACAGTCTACTTCTTGAACCGAAAGTTATCTGTCGCTCACCCATTAAGGAGACGGGGTCCGCCTCGCGATTATTAGATTGAAATTTCGATAGTTCATCAGCAAAAATATACCTTATCGACCTAGAAGATAAACTAGTCGGTGAACCTGAATATCCTAAATGAATAGAACAATTAGCCAAGGTTATCCCTGTTCTTGTAAAATCTTTATCTGTATTAGGTAGTAGTTTTTTTAACCATTTTTGCTTGCGGAAGCTGGGATATACCTTTTCTTCTAAAAAATTTCCACCAGAATCTGCATTAGGAAAAACCAATAACATATCGCTCGGAGCGTTGTCTATGATATAGGAAATTAAACCTACAAAGAAAACTGAATATCCACACTGAGCAGATTTACGAACTACTACCTCTTTAGTTGTTTCAAAGGCTTCAGCTATACCCTTGAAATATGGGCTTCGAGAAAACCTATAAGGACCGGGTTCTGATACAGAAGGACCATCCAATAGATAGTTATCTTCCATCCAATTGATAATAGGTTCAGCTTCTTTATGTCTTAAGATCCGCCGTTCTTCTTTCGTCCATTTCATTAGCTTTTACTCAACAGTTCTTCTAAAGCTTCGCTTATAATTTTATCTATTGCCGGTTCTAAAGATGGGTTGTTACTTAGAATTAATACAGCTTGTTTTATTCTAAGTATAGCTTCTTTAAAAGCAGAAGCACGAGCGATTAATATAACTTCGACATCTTTCTTATCAATGTATCTTTTTCTTAATATGTCGTTTTTTATCTTTATATTTTCAGTACGTTCTAATTCAAGCTTTCTTTTAATTTCAGCTAAGGTAATATCTTGTGCTGTTATATTTTTCTGATTAGGCTGAATATACGCTTTATAAAATTCCTCTACTTTGTCCGGCTCATATTGAAATCCACGACCTAACTTAATAGCCGGTAACCCTAGACCTCGCCACTTTTGAAGCTGAGCATCATCTATATTATATATACTGCGTATTTGTTTTGCTGTTGCCATAATGTCTCCCATGATTATAATATGTACTTAGAAAATGTGATCTCGCCCATTCTCTTTATTTTATAACTACTCCGGAGAACCTATGCCCCCCACCTCTAGTAGTTACTCCAATTTCTATAGTAGCTCTCCAGTTTTAGCTTATAAGCTAGGCCAGTCAATCTATTTAATTAGCTTGGGCGTAATTAAATCAGACTGAGTGAAGCATACCGGAGTGTATGAACTTTATAAATTGTAAGAAAATGTGATCTCGCCGCTAAATGTTTGGCTATAATATATTCGTTGCCCCTAATTTATTAGTAATTACATTATAATAATGTGGCTATTAATTATTCTATACCTGTCCAGTTGAAATTATCGCAGTACCTATTCCAAGCATTGGCATCTTCTTTTAGTATTACTTCTGCCATTACAAATCTACATCTCAAGACTTCTATTACGTACTCCATAATTAAATCAATATCCTCTATTTCTAGAAGATAATTTTCGTAAGCTAATCTGTAAACATGGTTGTCTTTTTCGTTTGGTATTCTCATAATTATTTTCCTTCTGCTATTGTTATTGCTTCGTACATATAAAATCCATCGTTGGGTATAGCATTCTCAAACCATTTCGCGTGTATCTGCCCGATTACCTTTGGTTTCTGAAACCCCGGCATATGTATTACATCATCTAATATATCATAATTAACTTTATTCTTATTCATTATTTCTGTTACACCTATTAAATTAGAAGTATGTATCCTAGCTTCAGTAGCAGTAAATAATTCCATTGGAGCATGGGCTAGATTAGACATATGTTCTATATCTAGGAAGTACGAATAAACGAACAAGATATTTTTAGTAGTCCTAACTTTCTTTAGGTAACCGTACGCAAATAACCCATTCTTATTTTGTCTATCTGACTTAAATATAAATAACGAGTTATCTCGAAGTTCTGCCAAATGATGATATAATACTTCTTTCATTTTAACACTCATAGTTTAGATTTGACTTCTGTTACTACTTCTTTAATTGAACCGTCATCTTTTTCTTTAATAGATTCTTTTATTAGTTCTTGAACTTGAATAGGCATAGTTTCAATGGTAGATACTATTGTCTTTAGTGCTGAATCCTTATTATTTTCTTTCTTCTTATTAAAATACATGTAACCAACGATACCTAAAATAGCGAGAATTGATATACCAAATGTAATTGGTGCAGCAGTGGCTAGTAGGGCAGTTGCTAACAGACCAGCAGAGGCAACGAATAAAAGAATGCCTATTGGTTTACTGACATATACTAAAATTGGAATAGCTATTACAAATGAAACTGCTGACAGAATAAAGAATATGGTCATTGGATTTTTAGTTGCAGAAGCGATTGAAGCGATTGATTGGGCTTGTCCAGAATTAATGCTTGATAGTTGTAATTCAGGGATACCAGCACTCCAGTCTTTGATATCTCCGCTAGAGATTATACTCGAAGAAGCAGAAGTTCCTGATGCAGATTTAGAATCTGTTTTACTCCCTGTAGTTTCGTCAATATAAATAGAAGTAATTTTTCTATCTCCACCTGATGTATTTATAGAGGATTCTTTTAATTCTGATTTTGCAGGAGAAATTTGAGTAGCACAGCCTGCCATTAATAAGACACTGACAATAATTATATATCTCATATTTTTTAACTCTCAAAAAGGATTAGGAATACCAGCTCTTTCTATTTCGCTTTTTAAGTTCTTGATAGCCAAATTTGTGAGCTTTTCTATTTTCTTATGTGAGATATTATATTTAATAGCTGCGTCTTTTAATGATAGCTTATCAAAACCAAACAAGCCGAATTTTGTACCTATTAAATACTTGTCGTTTGTGAGCAATGCTTCGATCTTTGTTAATATTTCTTTTTTTGACAGGTTATATAATATATCTGAATTTTTGGTATCTTCTACATTATCAAATTTTGAGTCACCTAAGTCTGAAAACAGATGCTCTGGTTTTGGTTTGTTATGGTTTGTGTAGTGATATAGAATTCCCGTAGCACGCAGCTTTAGTATGCTCTTAGAGATAGGTAATCCTGCCTGTGTTCGCTTTGTATAGATGTCTAGCATTATTCTATAAGCTTCTTGAACATTATCTTCTGATCCACCGAATTTTGAAGCTACAGACCTTGCAATGTTCAGTAACTTCTCTGATTCTTCTGTTGATATTTGAAAGTTTTTACTCATTATATATTCTCCTATGATCTTCTATATTCTATTCAAATCTTTGATTTCCTTCTTTTTGCCCAGAAATATTATTTTAGCTAAAAAATTGCTTATCTTCCTGTGCTAGCCAGTCTGTTAAGCTGTAGATATACCAATCGTTATAAAGGATGCTGATTTTAGAATTTATTAACTCTTTAACCCCTACTATATACGGCTTATAATCTGACTTCCAAATAAGTAGGGGTAACTTATTGATTCTCTGAGCGTCAGTGATAGCTTGAACTAGAAAGCTATCTAATTGTTTTGAGCCTGCAAAGATATCGTGGATACTAATTGATTTATAGCCACACTTATTTTCTATACAATATTTAAAAGAGTCTGGAGTTATTAAGTCGCCAGCTAGAGATTCTGATGCTTGTTTACTTAAACAGTCCGTCTGAGACCATCTATTACCTGAACCTATAGTTCTTGCGAAGCAACCTAATTCTTGACATTGTATTGTAAATCGCTCATTTAATAGTTTAACGACTGCTCGTTCGCCTGATTTTCCTTTCTTGTTATTGTTCGACATATATAGACTTCCTCATGCGAGATAATAAATGAATGTTATGTTGTCTAACCTGAAAGATATCTCTTTATTAAAGTTATTTGAACTAGTAATCCGCATTTGCTTAAATAAATTTTCGAGAACAGGGTTGTCTAATTGCAGCGACACAAAAGATTTTTGTGATATTTTAATCTGCTCAATCTCTTTGAGGTCAATGGACGCCCATCTGACAAACGCTGAAATAATCGACAAGTACTCATTGAAAGTTGGCTTACTAACATTTTTAACCTTCTGAACTTTCAGTTCGTCTAATATTTTTGTTTCTTCTACTACTTTCTTCTTCATTTTAGAATATCCTCCCCAAATAATTCCATAAATTCAGTAAAATCTATAGAATCTGTATAATCTTTAGAGATAACGATTTCTTTTACTGCCATGCATCTTTCTAATTGATCTAAAAAATCAGTGGTTGATTGTATTCTAGTAGGTTCTGCTTTTGGAGTAGGTTTAAGTATCTTCATGAACATTTCTCCAGCTTTTGGTTTAGTCTTTAAAAGGTCGCGAAATTGTTTTGGATTTACGAAATCGTTAATATATTTTAACGCAAGTTGATACTCATCATGAGCTTCTTGCTCGGTAGCGAAACGGCCTAAGTGAATCTTCTTATTATTAATTCTAATTTCCGACTTCCACTTTTGAGCGTGTTTATCGAAACAGCAACCTACTAATCTTCCTAGTCGATGGGATTCACAATTTTGTTTATTTTCTCGATTGGTTACTACTCGTAAATTCTGTATTTTATTATTCAACGTATCTCCGTCAATATGATCAATCATATAGCCTACAGGTACATCTTGCTTATTTGTGAGTATATAAACCAGTCTATGATAGAACATCATTTTGTTTAGAACACCAACAAGGCAATAGCCGTTACAGTTATTCTTATTAGCGATTAACTTCCATTTGCCGCCTCTTTCCCACTTTCGATATAATTGGCCATCCTTAATCTTAAAAGTTTCTAAAATAGATTCTATCTGTTCTTCCGTCAATTTTCGTCCGTAGCAACTACTCATGGTGTGCTCCTCTGTAAAAAGTGTCTGTCATTATTATACATTCAATCTTCTTTTAAGCATTTCCTTTTTTTATTTTTCGCGAAAAAAGATTATTCCCACTTTCGCTGTCCCTGCCGTTTCTTTTCATTATACAACTCGAACCTTCACCTTACCACCATCATCTCCATCATCTCAACCACAACGTTCAACGTCAATCATTAAGTCTTTTTTAATTCTCTTGCGAGTACGTCTAGAATTATGCTTGTCTAATTTTGAATAAACAGATGCTTTAAATTTAATACCTTCTAGTCTTCTAGTACGTACTGATCGTTTTAATCGTTTTAAGATTTTGTATTCATTCTTCATAATAATTATTTCGCTAAAAAATATTTGCAAATTTATTTTTTACAAATTTCAAAATTTTAGACACCAAATCTCTAAAAAGGACAGAAGCCGACAAACGCTGCTGGATGCCTCTAGAACGCGTTTCAATGAAAAAGGCTACTCAGAGATGGTTTTAGCTGTGGACGTCATCCTGGGGCATCTACAGTACCTTCTGATTAATGCTGGTATCTTATTGATGTAAAAAATTAATATTTACACGCTCACGTGCGTACGCGTACACGTACGTGCGGAAGTAACTACTTTTTTTTGGATGTATTAATCTTCTTCTTTATATCTCTATGTCTACACTACACTCACTACACTCGACGTTCTGACCTTGTTTTTACGCATTAATAAGCGTAGAAGAAAAACGTTTAGGCGAGCTACACTTGCCTCTACTCGGTGCTAAAATCTATGTAATTTAGCTGGTGAAAGATTTAAATGTAGACTGTCTCTACAGTTGCTCCCAACACTCGAAGCACCAACGTAAAATAAGGACTTACGATCAGAAAATACATCAATTACAGTGGCTAAAAAATGAAAAGAAGGTGTCCAAAACTAAAAAATTGTATAGAATAATAGAAATTCATCAATAAAAAGGAGAGCTTAAATGAGTGAATTAACAGAGAACCTGGCCAGTTTTGACCGAAAGCTTGGTATTAGAAAACATCAATTGTGCCTAAACCAATCGTCTGCCGCACTAAGTTATCTAGAAAGTCATCATATAAAATTGTCAGTAGCTATTGATTTTGAGTGGGGATACTGGCAAGAACAAAATGTATTGACCATTCCACAATATACTGTTTCGGGAGAACCTATAGCACTAAAGGTAAGATATCTTGAAAACAAAGGTTTTCAATATGAGACAGGCTTTAAAAAGTCCAACTATTTATACGGATTCCACAAAGCGAGAGAAGCTGCTTGGTCATGTTCTGATGTAATAATTGTAGAAGGCGAGGCTGACGTTCTCTCTTTGCATTCCAGAGGATATAGAAACTGCGTTGCTTTAAGTGGAACGGATTTAAATGAGTATAGGATGGCATTAATTTTGACGCTAAGCAATAAAATCTGCCTATTTTTAGATGGTGATAAAGCTGGAAAACTGGCCACAGAAAGAATAACAAACCAGATGAAGCAGGTATTTGGAAATTCTATTGATATTAAATCTGTAGAATGCGAAGGAAGCGATCCTTCCGAGTGTTCAGACGAACAATTGAAGGAGTTATTATGTTAACAATTACTGAATACTTAAATAAAAAAGGCATATATTCTGAGCGAGATAACGGTAATACGGCAGCTTACAAGAGTCCATTTTATGATGATAATACGCCATCATTTTATGTATGGACTAATAGTGATGGCAGGGAAGGATTTTATTGCCATGGCACAAAGATAAAGGGCAATATTATAACATTAATTTGTGAGTTAGAGAATAAATCAGTGCCTGATGCGTACCGTTCAATTGGTTTAGAGCAGACAAGTGAGAGCAGCAAAGGCATATCTATAGATAATGTCATATGTTCTATAGAAAAAATAGCAGTTAATTTATCTTTACCGGAAAAGAAGGAGAACTATAATTCTTTGAATATGTTATATCTAACGATAGGCATGGCGGCGAAGAATCCTAAATCTAGAGAAAAGCTGGCTAAATTAATTAGTGTGATAGATAAGTCATTTATGGAAGATGGATTAAATGAAATAGAATTACACTTTGAAGCGACAATGAATTTATTATCAGGAGAAATAAAAAATGAGAAATGAAATTAAAACAATTTTGATAGGAAACATATTAAAAGGCACCGCATATTATAATATTTTATACTATGCAATGGAAGACGAACTTCCTCTGGTTGAATTTTTTAATGCTAAAGTTGGAAAAATAACTGAAATGAATGCCTCAAGTCTAATAAAGACTTATTCTAATAGCCATTTATTAGCAAATTTTTCACTAGAAGCCATTCAAATATTTAATCTAGCACTAGGGACTCCTAGAGAGGAAGGTATTAAAGCGGCCGATCTAGCGTATGATTTAATTGTAAAAGCTGATAAGCTAGCAAACCTTTCTGCTCGAACATTAAAAGAGGCTTCGGCTATAAAAGACAGTCTACCTCATGAACTCAAGAGTGAGGCAAAATACGAAATCAGCTATTTAATAGAAGCAATGTCTAAAACTTCAATTGAAATAGCTGATTTAATTCTGAAGTCTAATAAATCCGCTGATCCAGCCATTACTTATTATCTATCAGCTCTATTTGCTGGTCATCTTCCGGGGAAGTCTATAAAAATTGCTAATGGAACTGCTAATCGTTATGTATGTAATCCTTGGGGAATTGCACTAAGTAGGACTGGATCTGGAAAAACAGGTATTATAAACTTATTTAAGTCAGCAATTCAAGAGGCAAAAGACGCTCTCTCTTATGGTAGTGATTACTCATCTATCAGATGGCAGGTGGTAGGCAGCACGACTATGAGCGGAATGATTGATTTAATGAAATGCAAACAACCGACAAAGGAGGAATTATCTTCTTTTAAAGATAATTATTCAGCAGAAGGCTTATTTTATGCTAAACAAAAGTGCTCAGCAGCTTTTAAATCTGGCATAATCATTATAAATGACGAGTTTCAAGACTTATTAGTAAGTATTTTAAAAACTGGAGTTAGTTCTCAAGCCGGAATTTTAAAGACTTATGCAGAATATGTAGTTGAAGAAGTTCATTATACAAAGCAAGACGGAGGTAGAAGAACTTATCATGCTGCGTTAGGCTGTATTGCTGCAGGTCAGCCAGAATTGATGCAATCAATGAAAGACGACGCGTCTCAGGACGGAGGATTGCTAGGGCGGTTTGCCATATTCAATAAGGAAAAATTTAAAGAAGTCTTACCAAATATAGATGTTCAGCAGATGAATACATTTGAATTAGCGAATCATTTAAAAGATCGGTGTGTTAGAACTTGGAAATTATTAAAGGAGTTGACAAAAGAAGAAGCTGAGGTGTGGATTTCAATAGAAGAAAATGTAGAGTTTGAAAAAACTATTAATTCAGTGTGCGAAGACTGGATATTAAATCATCCGCATGTGACTATGCGAAGCGATTTATTCAAGTCAAAAGCTATAACCTGGGCTTTGAAGATGTCAGTAGCTCATGAATATCAAGATATTATTGATTCGTGTGTAAAACCGGACTGCCAATTTATAGGTGGACATACTATTTGTAACAGCCTATTAAATTATAGGCGTTTTTATAATTTTATGTATTTCGGATTGAGTTGCTTCCATAGCTTTTTCCACGAGAATGAGAATTCTCATATTAAAAATATTCATTCTAAAATATTCGAGTATATTAAAAAAGAAGGGAGAGTAACTCCTAGGCAGGTAGTTCAACACGTGACACTGCGAGACGAAAGAAATATTGCTTATAAAACTGTGCAGGTTCGTGAATTTCTTTCAGACTTAGTAAATAAAGGCTCACTGAATTCAATTGCCGGAGTTAGAAAAGATACTACTTTTTATGAACTTGCTTAAAAAGATCGCCGCAGACCGTTCCTGCTGTCGTTTGACTATCGAAGGGGCTGCCTTACTGTTCGCCTCTGGAAGTATGCCACGCGGTTATAAAGCTGGCTTCTCAAAAGAACGAAGAGCAGCGATTGGAGCGAAAGCCGCTGAATTTGAATGGGTGTGCATTAGGGTGAAGGATTCTAGGTTATAATGAACGGGCAAGAAAAGCTCATTTTTTGCATGCTCCTCTGGGTCGGCTAATTGTGAAAACGATTAGTCGGCTTTTTTAATTACATGGCTGATTTATTATTAAATTAGCAAAAGAAGGACTTGTAAAATAAAATGTCGAATTTAATAATAATGACACTTTTTACAGAGGAGCACAACCATGCGTAGCTGCTACGGACGAATTTTAACTAAGGCAGAATTGGAATCTATTTTAGAAACTTTTAAGATTAAGGATAGCGAATTATATCGGAAGTGGGAAAGAGGCGGCAAATGGAAGCTGGTCGAAAATAAGAATAATTGTGACGGCTACTGCCTTGTTGGTTTTCAAAACAAAAGGATGTATTTTCACCGACTCATTTATATTCTATCTAAAAAAGCAGATATTCCTGCTGGTCATATGCTCGATCACGTGGATGGCGACAAATTAAATAATAATATTGAAAATTTGAGAATTGTTACCAATAGAGAGAATTTACAGAATCGTGAATCCCACAGACTAGGAAGTCTCGTTGGAGCGTCGTTTTATAAACGTTATAACAAATGGCTGTCGCAAATTGTAATTAATAGTAAGAAGATTAACCTCGGCTACTACGCTACTGAGCAAGAAGCGTCAGCCCAATACCTGCTCGCTGTACAATACATTGACGAATTTGATAATAATAAACAATTCAGACAGCTATTAAAGACTAAACAACTAACCGTTGGCGGTATTTTAAATGGCTGAAATTATGATTAAATTGGCAAAGAAGGACTTGTGTCCAGAAGTGAAGAATCTAGTGATAGTATTATAAAAGGAGATTGAAATGATTTCAACTGGCGATATGATAAAAAACGTAGTAAACAGACATGTATTTATAGTAGAAGATTTAGGAACAATAGTTTTAGAAGACGAATTTATGACGTATAAGAATAAAGATGGAGAGATTATTAGCTATATCAAATACCCAGTAGATATTCAGTATTATATACCCATGGGTATAGAAGGAGAATTGGTTTGGCAGATAAAACAACGCACTTTTTTAAGTTGGTCTACGGAAAATCAACAGTTTTATAAAGCACCTGTTATTCAATCGAGTATAGAATCCGAAAAACAGGATGAAGTTGCTAAGTCGATATTTTCTCTTAGTTTTTGGAAAAATTTAATATGGAAATCGAAATGATTAATTTTAGAAACTTTTTAAATAGACATGTAAAACGAATAACAAAGGGAACAAAACAATGAGTAGAAAAGCAAACGTACGAGATATAATAGATATAGCTGATCACGAAGTATTTATGTCAGATGGTGGGATTATAACTATAGAAGATTCTTTAGCGATAATTAAAGAATTAATTTATGAAGAATTTGAATTAGAAGCGAATCATTCTCAATTAAAAAAATATGTCTTCAAAAACTATATAGATAAGATCAACTATTTAATTGTGGAGGACGAGATAATTTATGATTAAATTGGCAAAAAAGGACTTTGTCCAGAAAGATTGTAATGATTAGTATGAGTGTAAGAGAAGTAAGAAATGTTTCTAAACTTCTGAATGATTAACTTTTTGGAGAACTGTAATGAATAAGCAAATAACCACCGTCGAATTCGTCTTAAAAAATGTAAAGGAATCATTGGTTAATAATCAAACGATTAACTATCAAGAACTAGTAAAGATTATTCTAAGGTCACAGCAATATGATATTACAAGTGCTCAGTATGAGAATCTAAAAGTAGATGCGATGACTATTCTAAATGAAGTTTCTGGCTTTGATATTAAGAAGTTCGATGAAGCGGCTAAAGTTCAATTCAAGGTTATGAAGGACAGTCAAGCGGCATGGCAACCAGCTCTTCGTCAAATCAAGGCAGAATTACGGGCTTCGAAGCTTGCGAAGCGTGCAAAGCTTGCTGCAAAAGAAACAGCCAATTCATTTATGAATCAGCAAGTCGTTGACTTTCATAATAAGAATGGTAGATATCCTGATGCTGATTCGGTTAACGCTCATGAAAGCGTAATCGGGGCTTGGCTCGAAGCAAAGGATGCTGCAAATAACTAAAAGTTCTCCAAAACGGCTGATTATGGCTTAGCGGCCATAGTCGGCTTTTTTCCTTCAATTATCTGTGGTTCGTATATTAAAGATTTGGTTATAACTGAAAAGCATCGAAGTAGACCCAGCAGCTTCCAGAATCAATAATATCTTCGACTACTCCTATTTTAATAGTACCAGTAACGTCAAATGAGTTTTGTCCTGTCATGTAAACAGAATCGCCAATTTCTGCTGCTATATTTAGCCGAACAGTTCCATTAGTTCTTACTAATATTTTGTTTCTAATAGATTGTTCTATAGCGAATCCAATAAACTTAACAGAACTATTAATATTAACAGCAATATTACCATTTTCGATAGCTATTGCTGCCCCTTCAAATATTGAAGCAGTTGAATTAATTTTGCTGAAAGCAATTTGTCCAATTTCGCTTTTAAAACTTCTATAAATCGGATAGCTAATTGTAGAAATAGGGCTTGGACTACTAGAACTTGAACTACTTGAATTACTTGAACTAGAACTACTTGAACTAACTGCTGCTGTAGTTTCTGATTGTGCATAGTATAAATCTAGATTATGCATACCGCCCAAACCAGACGTAGCCAGCACCCACACATCATCTGTAGCATCTATGTAATTAGCTACATTAGTAGTAATAGAATCGGTCATAGTTCTAATAGCACCTACCGTATCTTGATCCATTAGTTCCCAAGCTGTAGAATTATCATTCCAAATATAGAAATATATATCAGAAGCACTAGGACCAGAATCTTCTGCCTTAATAGTAAAATCTAATTGCGTTTCAGTACCTAATACTCGATATTTAATTAAATGTGCAGCATTTGCTCCAGCTGCCGTTACCTTATTTACATCATCAGTACTGATTGTGTTTAGCTGTGCTCCTGAATATTCAGTACCAGCAGCTAAAATAGTAGCTAATGTATTGGGGGCAGTTCTATCTCCAGACACAGAAGTATATGCTGTGCTGTTTGCTGAATTAGGATTTAATATTGTCATTTTTCTTCTTCCTTAAATTGTATCTAAATTGTGAGATTCTAATAATTTGCTCATTCCATGTAATATTTTTTGCTGACTGAGCCCGAAATATTGCTTTATTAACTGTTAAAAATAATAGTGGGGCATTTATTAAGCAATAAACATTAAGGACACTATATAATGCGACTATATAAAATAATACAGGATTATACATTCTCATCCAGCTATATTGTCGTTTTAAAAACTCATCAACATTATTTTCATATGAATAGCCTATAGCTGTTGAATATGCTATTTTAGTTTTATTCTTTTTAGCAGAAAGATAAACAGACCAATCATCTGCATGACACTTCTTGAAATCAGAATAAGCATAGCTCATAAACCATTTATAGTCAACTGCAAATAATCCACCATAAATACCTAAGTTTTTACATTGTAGAGACCAATCATATAATA